CCGCTCATACGTTACTCCGATTGCTAAATAGTACGGAAGGATGTCTTCATAAATAGCCTGAGAAAATGGTTTCTTGTTTATTTCTTCCGACTGATCTTCGGCTTCTGCTCCGCTGCCTTGTTCAGAATGTCGGATAAAAAACCCGCATTAAGCAGTTCCTCCGTGAGCAGAGTAAAGAGATCCAGAATACCGTGCGGATTCTCTTCAGTTCCTTCATCGTTGTAGTCATCCAGAAGATCACCGATTTCCTGCACTGTATCGACAGGATTGTACTTCTTGAATCCCACAAACAGGAGTTCGCGAACGCAATCAAAAAGATCCTTGATGCGTCCCATGCCGAAAACATCATCGTCCGATGCAGCACCCGCTCCACGAATGACAGAAAGCAGTGTAGATGTCCTCTCCATCAGGTCGGTGTCGCAGAAGCTGTTATAACCGAATTTAACTTTATATTCTTTATCTTTGATCTTTAGCGTCATCATATTATTTTTACCTTCCCGTCAAACGTTAAATAAAAGGGAAGGGGCAGTCCGAAGACCGCCCCGTTCTTTAGTGATTATTACGCTGTAGGCTTTACAGCAGTATCCAGTCCCTTGTACTCAGTGACCGTCAGGACGATCTCAACAGTTTCGAGGGAGTTCTGCTCAAACTCAGGCATCGGGAATGCCGGAGGTGTCTGAGCCTTAAAGAAAAATGCCTTTGTGTGGAACGGCGACCAAACCTCAAACCAGATTGCGTCACCTCCCTCCGCAGCTGTCTGAGATGCCGCAAAAACGGCTTCCCACTCAGTGATTGTATCGTCTGTCGCATTGACCGTGATCGGAACTGTACCACCAGTATCCGCACGACCTGCGATGTACCTGGAGATCTCATCTTCAAGTGCCGAGGCATCAATCTGCTCGGTTTCCAGAGCAATGCCGCCGATGCTGTTGATTCTTGTTAAAAGTGTAAACGCGTTAGGCTTTGTAGCACCCGCTGCGCCGTAGCCAAAAAGGACTCCCAGAGTACTCACACCAGGAAGAGCCATAACTACCACCTTTCTGCCTTATTTTAGGCAATAAAAAAGCACCCGAAGGTGCTGTTGATACGTTGCTATATAAAACGGATGTAAACCGCTATACCAAGAATGCTTCTTCAACAGGATCATCATCCTGCGAAATAAATGCATCTACCCCTGATTCGCTGACAATCAGGTCTTCATCTTCTTCCTCTTTGTAAGGAATGATTATGTCTGTGTCCCCCGCTCCGATCATTCGTCTGAAACGAGCAACACCGCGATTTACATTTCCGTCTTGCTGATAAATCGGCATTGCCATCACATTGAAGCGCAATGCTTTCATCTGATTGATGACTTCGTGCATTATGTTCTTGCAGTCAGCCTTACCGGAATCCGAGTAAACCTCCATCTGGAGGGTTTCCATAACGGCATTGATAGTCGTGTTATCCAGATCACGACCGTTCTCATAACCAGTTAATTCGCGCACATATACCGTGGGGAAAACCATGTCCTTGTGGACTTCTCCGTCCGATGTGAAGAACATTGTCGGATACTTTTCTCCGAGCCGTTCTGTCATGCGCGTTTTAACTATCGTAAGGATTCTGTCTTCAATTTGCTCAAACCAGAATTCGTTATTCATCCGAATATTTCTCTAGCTATCCGCAACAGTTGATCGTACATCTCGATTGTAGCGGTATACATCGGCATCGTTGCTTCAGTACCTTTGGAAAGATGAAGTCTTCCATCATCTCCCTTGTACCACCATTCATCATCTAACGCATGAGTCTGATTTGGGAAAGTACCAACACCAAACCCCATTTCGCCCGCTTTAGGATTGCTATTACTACGATTATAGTAAATGCCCGCACCAAACTCCCATGCGAGATGAGGATAGAAAACTCTGCCCCGTTCATCGGTATGCGGTTGACTTGTCAGGATCAGTTTCGCTCCTACGATAGCCCCTGTCGAGGTAATCCGGAACTGTAAGTTATTACTCCCTAGTCTGTCTGCGTCACCTTCTCCGCTACCGAGCCTTGTACTGGCAACCTGTATTCCAAGGTCACCGAGTGCTTTGACAAACTGTTCATTCTTCTGAGTTAAATTTGTTTTGTACTGATTCAGCTGCGCTATCGCCTTGTTTATTTCAGCAGTTGACAGCGAACTGATCTTTATAGTCCTCATTTGTTTTTGTCCAGTCTGTCAAGCATATACACCACTTCATCAAGTACTGGCGGTACTCTGACTACTCTGTAGTCCGCTGACTTCGGGTCTACCGTTCCGTCAGCCTTGAATTTCGGTTCATGATCAAACCAGATCAGACTTGTTTCGGTAATCGGTAATTCGCCCTTCATCGAGTAGATAACTGCATCATAGTCATCAAGCGACACACCATACGGTGATTCTTCCGCTTTCGATCCGTTTCCGAACGTGTTGGAGATACCGCCTTTGATGTTTGCATAAAATTCGACCGGATCTGAGTACTGCATGACAGGTTCGCCCGTTGTTCGCGGAACGTATTTACCGTCAACAAAATCCTGGATAATATTGCCGTTCCTGTCTTTTGCGTACTCATACCTGTAT